GTCCCTGTGGTCCTTGTATACCTTGTGGCCCTTGAGGTCCCTGTGGTCCTTGTATACCTTGTGGCCCTTGAGGTCCCTGTGGTCCTTGTATACCCTGAGGTCCCTGTGGTCCTTGTATACCTTGTGGCCCTTGAGGTCCCTGTGGTCCTTGTATACCCTGAGGTCCCTGTGGTCCTTGTATACCTTGTGGGCCTTGCGGTCCCTGTGGTCCTTGTATACCCTGAGGTCCCTGTGGTCCCTGTGGCCCTTGTATACCCTGTGGTCCCTGTGGTCCTACTGCCTGTAATCCGTTAGCGTAAAAAAATTCGCCAGAAGTTATAACATTGCCAGCTATTACATTTCCAGTGACATTTAAACTTGAACCTATATTGGCGTTATTATTGATAGATAAAGAATTAGCGGTTAATGAATTATTCAATATAATAGAATTTGCTAAGACATTAGTACCTATCAAATTACCACTTAGACTTAATCCAATTAACGTTCCAACATTTGTTATGTTGGGCTGATCAGATGTAGTAATTAATCCAGATATGCTTGTAGAATTTAACGTGTCTATATAGGCATTAGCCCAATATGCAGTGGTATTGCCCAAATTTAATATTGCATTACCTAAAGGAGAAAATGCAACGTTAGTTTGCCAACTATTTAGAGATGTACTATATTTTAAAGTTATTAAACTAGCACCATTAGAATTACCTATCAAAATACCAGCGTCATTAAGATCGGATATATTTGACGTATTATTTGCAAGTAAAATATCTTTATCATTAACTGTAAATATCGTACTATCAATGTAAGTTAAATTTCCAGTTACACGTAAATTTCCCTGAATAATTACATTTCCAGTGCTTCCAACATTTGCAGGTTCAATAGTTATAGTATCACTAGTACTAGATATTGTATTATTTGAAATATTAAATTCGCCGATAGTAAGTGATGATCCAACCGATGTTATATTGGATTGACTTGCTGTTACTAAAGTCCCGGTAATTAATGATGTAGAATTACCAATAAACGAGGCGATAATTTCATTCGATGTTATTAAAGTAGCTACGTTTAAATTGTTTGCACTGATGTTGCCCGTGAACGTGCCAGTTGTACCGCTTATGTTTCCATTTAGAGTGTCCGCTGAGATGTTGCCCGTGAACGTGCCAGTTGTACCACTTATGTTTCCATTTAACGTATCTGCCGAAATGTTGCCAGTAAATGTACCAGAATTGGCACTTACATTATTTGTTACAAAAACATCAGAGAATGTGGGACTATTTTGAGTGCCTACACCTAAATTTACAGAAAAAGTTGTTCCAGCACTTGTAAATACAGATAGATTACTGGTTGTTATATCATATGTAACATTACTCACACCAGCAACTGGTGTAGTATTTGCTAATGTAATTCTACCCTTAGTATCAACTGTTATAACTGGAACAGCACTAGCATTCCCATATGTACCAGATTCTACACCACTATCTTGAAGTCGTTGAGTAACTACATTGCCATTAGAATCTATCACAGTCTGGCCAGCTACAACAACATTTGCAGAGGTATTGATATTTCCAGAAACGACTAATTGATTATTTTGACCTATTTGGCCAATATAAACATTAGACGTTCCATCTGGCTGTAATACAATATTATCATTTGAATTTATGACATAAATCGTATTGTCTAAAATAGTTAGATTTGACAAATAGGCTTGACCAGACGCAGTTAAATCACCAAGTATTGTTACACTATTGGACGATTTATCAAAAGTAAACCCAGCTGTTCCGTTAATTATACTTTCATCATTGAATAAAACTTGTGTGTTAGCACCCGCTGAACTAATATTTCCAGATATATTACCAACAACATTTCCAATAAAATTTTGTGCTGTAATATTTGAACTAACATTTAAATTACCAGGAGTGTCTAAATTACCTCCTGTTGTAAACGTCCAAGATTGAGTTCCAGAAACGGTTACTACTACATTTCCATCTGTAAAAACTTTTACATTGCTAGTACCATTTTGTATGCTTGTCGTATCTATACCAGTTAAAAATCTACCATTTCCCTGAAAATAATTTCCCGTGATATTTCCAGAAACATTTGCATCAGACGTTAATATTAAATTGCCAGTTTTAATAGTGCCGTAAGTACCAGAAACAATATTGCCTATTTCACTTTCTACATTACTATAGTATTCGAAATAGCCCGTAGAGTTTTTTCTACCAAAAAATGAAGATTTATTTTCTGTATCATAGTAATAAGTTCTTACACCACTATCAAATCCATCATCATATATTAACGGTGCACCATTTGGTCCAGTATTCAATGTAATGATCGGATCAACAACAGACAAATCACGTATATTAAAGTATGTTATGTTGCCTTGTACACTTAAATTTCCTTGTACTAATAAATTACCATTAATATTAGCAGTTAATGCATCTAAATTTGTTAATGTGCCTAGTTGCGTTATGTATGGTTGAGATGAAGTTGTTAATATTGCTGATGTGTTGCCAGTATATATTGGCAAATACGATGCTACGTTAACATTACTATAATTACCTACTGGTTCATCATCAATAAATAGTTGACCACCCTGTACTGAAACATTTGCACCAGAAATTACAAGACTATTACTTAAATATAAATTAGAAAAGTTGTAATCAACATTACCAAGTGTATAAATCGCATTAGCAGTAGGGATTAGATTAGTGATAGTTGTAATAGCACCACTACCAATAGGTTCGCCGTTAGGATAAAAAGCTCCAGCTGTTATTACATATCCAACAGTTTCAATATTTCCATATGCAAATACGTCATTGGTTCTTACATTACCGCTATTCCAAATGTTGTTGGAAACAATAACATTAGCATTTATCTCAGTGATGCCATTGCCTTGAAAAACACTGTATAATTCCGTAAAATTTTGATTTATCTTACTGAATGCAACATATAAATCATCACCTGTTTGAGTATTTGGACCTTCTCCTAAGTCAATTAAATAATTATTTGATTGTATAGTTAAAACTTCAATACTAGAAATTACGGGCTGTTCTTCGACACTTAACAACATTGGAAATTCATTTAATGACTCGTCTTGTGATTCTTCCTCTATAATTTCATTAATTTCTAAATTAGGTTGATCTTCCTCTAAAAGTATTAATTCTTCTTCCGGAGATTCTGAAGATACTTCAACTATAGGTAAATGAGATAATATGATTGAATTAAAAATATTGAATAATTCTGTAAAATTTTCGTTTATTTTTGTAAACGCAACATAAAAATCATCACTCTGATTATTACCTAAGTTAACTAATTTTGGATAAAGTTTTGGACTACTAACAACTATATTGTTATAAACATTATAAATCGCATTAAAATTTTGATTAGTTTTATTAAATGCTGTCGATATATCATCAATAATATTATTTGATGCATCAAGAGACAAATTTATTGTTTTAGGTGTGGTGTTCGCATATCGTAAAGTTGTTACTTTATACGCAGGAACAAAAATTTCCAGAATTCCTGGTTCAAAAACTCTGAATAATTCATTAAAATTTTCATTGATTTTTGTAAAGGCCGAGTATAGATCATCACCTGTTTGACTATCTGGTCCTGTGCCTAAATCAATTATTCTCTGGGACATCGTGTAATCCAATAAATCTATAAGTATATTTAGCAAAAAGAGATTTATCAGTTAATGCAAAAAGGACAAATTTAATTTGTCCTTTTTATTTCATGTGATACTAATTAATTAGTGTTTTACTACTATTTCTATAACTGATGTTAAGTTATCATTATTTGCAGTAAAATCTTCTAACGCTTTTCCTATTACGCTACCCACAACTGGACTACTGCATGCTTGTGCGAATCCATTTGCAGCAGATACTAATATGTCACCTTTTTTGACAGAACCGATAATTTTAACTGGAACTCTACCCTGTAACGCGACAGCTACTACATGAGTTGATGACAGTTCGCTATTCATTAAATAAGCTGGATTTGTACTAACTACTCCTGCAACCGAAGTAGACATATTCGTCGTAGTTATAGTTACTTCTTTTGTTCCGCCAAACTCTAATACTGTGCCTGGACTGTAATTTGCATCAGCTATGTATAATTCAGCAAGGTCGGCATATTGTGCAGACGTAGCAGTTCCAAAAAATTTACCTCCAATAATGACATTACCTGCACTAGCTCCGGATATGTTTAAGTTACCCGTTCCTGGATTGTATCTTAAGCCAGGATCATCGGCATATGCAATTTGACTTGATCCAACTGCAGGAACTAAAACTGGATAAAAAGTAGAATTTGATGCAGTATCGGTTGCATTTATGATGGTACTAGGACCAGTTGGACCTTGTGGTCCAGTGGGACCTTGTGGTCCAGTTGGGCCTTGTGGTCCAGTAGGTCCTTGTATGCCCTGCGGTCCTTGCGGGCCCTGTGATCCTTGTGGTCCAGTAGGTCCTTGTATGCCCTGAGGTCCTTGCGGGCCCTGTGATCCTTGTGGTCCAGTAGGTCCTTGTATGCCCTGTGGTCCTTGTGGTCCTTGTGGTCCCTGAAGACCTCTTGGTCCTTGTGGTCCTTGTGGTCCAGCGACAGAACTTGCTGCTCCCTGTGGGCCTTGTGGACCAGTTGGTCCCTGTGGTCCCTGTACTCCTAAATTACCTGTTCTAGTGAAAGATATTGATAATATTTCATTATTTGTTGGAATTGAACCAGATATATACGTTACAGTTATTTTCCAATAATTAGTAGAATCTACTGAGGCTCCGGTAATTTTAAATATATTAATTGTTGTTTGAGTTGCCGCTGCCCCACGGATAATTAAATATCCTCTATCAGTTGTTGTTGTAGAGTCATCCCACTCTCCTATGAAAGCGGACTGATTTATACCATTAAAATAATCAATATCATTAATGTATAATGTTGTGACTGACCCAATTGTACCACTACTGTATTTTATTTTTCCAGTACCTGGATCAGAGTCCGTGGTGTTGTTACTCCACTGGTAAAGAACTCCAGTGTTATATGCGTCACTTCCTGGATTTCCTTGTGGTCCTTGTGGTCCTTGTGGTCCTTGTGGTCCCTGCAAACCACGTGGTCCTTGTGGCCCCTGCGCGCCTTGTGGCCCAGGTACAGAACTTGGTGCTCCCTGTGGGCCTTGTATGCCTTGAGGTCCTTGTGGGCCTTGTATGCCTTGGGGTCCCTGTGGTCCTTGTATGCCCTGTGGTCCTTGTGGTCCTTGTGGTCCCTGTGCGCCTTGTGGTCCAGGTACTGTACTTGCATCACCAGGTAAACCACGGGGTCCTTGTGGTCCTTGTATTCCCTGCGGTCCTTGTGGTCCCTGTATACCCTGTGGTCCTTGTGGTCCTTGTGGTCCCTGTATACCCTGTGGTCCTTGTGGTCCTTGTGGTCCTTGTATGCCCTGTGGTCCTTGTGGACCTTGTGGTCCTTGTGCGCCTTGTGGTCCAGGTACTGTACTTGCATCACCAGGTAAACCACGTGGTCCTTGTGGTCCTTGTGGTCCTTGTATACCCTGTGGTCCTTGTGGTCCTTGTATGCCCTGCGGTCCTTGTATGCCCTGCGGTCCTTGAAGTCCTTGTGGTCCTTGTATGCCCTGTGGTCCTTGTGGTCCTTGTGATCCTTGTGGTCCAGTAGGTCCTTGTATGCCTTGTGGCCCTTGTGGTCCTTGTATACCCTGTGGTCCTTGTGGCCCTTGTGGTCCTTGTATACCCTGTGGTCCTTGTGGTCCTTGTGGTCCTTGTATGCCCTGCGGTCCTTGAGGTCCTTGTGGCCCTTGTATGCCCTGTGGCCCTTGAGGTCCTTGTATGCCCTGTGGTCCCTGTGGCCCTTGAGGTCCTTGTATGCCCTGTGGTCCTTGCGGTCCCTGTATACCTTGCGGTCCCTGTGGGCCTTGTGGTCCCTGAGGTCCACTCGCACCTACTGCACCATTTAAATTTACTGTCCAAGAACTAAATGTGGTTTCGACACCTGCTACTATAGTTACATTAACAATTAATGTAGAATCAGAGTATGAGGTCACTGTTCCTATCATGTAATTACTGGAAGAATTTGCAATAATTACAGCTTGTCCTATCGAATAAGCTAAGCCTGTTCCTATTTGAAGAGTTTTTTCACCAGTAGAATTTAAAAGCGAACTGCTAGATGTTGTTGAATATGTATCCCCCACTGGACCTCTTGGTCCTTGTATACCCTGTGGTCCCTGTGGTCCCTGTATTCCCTGAGGTCCTTGTGACCCTTGTATACCCTGTGGGCCTTGTGGTCCTTGTATACCCTGTGGTCCTTGTGATCCTTGTGTTCCAACATCACCGACTGCACTTATAGTCCATGAATCAAAAGTTCCAGATCCAGAGGTATATACTGAATTAATTGCAAAATTTGTTCCACTATATGTAGTTATTAATCCTTCCATATAAGTTGTTGGAATAATTGTGTAAATAATTCTAACTCGTTGACCTACTGTAAATGCACTTTGTGTATTTGACTTATTTACTGTAAAAGTTTTAGTTCCATTTCCGATCGAAACGGAAGTTGATGAAGTCAATGTTTCATATCCAAGTCCAGTCGGTCCTTGTGATCCCTGCGGCCCTTGTATGCCCTGTGGTCCTTGTGGACCCTGAGGGCCTTGTAAACCTCTTGGTCCTTGTGGTCCTTGTATGCCCTGTGGTCCTTGTGGTCCTTGTATGCCCTGTGGTCCTTGTGGACCTTGTGGCCCTTGTATACCCTGTGGACCTTGTGGTCCCTGTATACCCTGCGGCCCCTGTATGCCTTGTGGTCCTTGTGGTCCCTGTGATCCTTGAGGTCCAGAAGGTCCTTGTGGCCCAGTTGCGCCGACCGCACCCGAAAGTGCAACTTGCCAACTATTATATGTTCCTGAACCAACATTTGATACTGAGTCAACTATCATTCTTCCATTACCAGAAGCATACGATGACACTGTACCTATCCAATAATTACTTGAGTTATTAGATATTGTAACTGATTGCGCAGTAATATAAGCTAAACCCGTCGCCACGATAAATGTGACTTCTGTAGGATGAGAGATAGGTATTGCAAAGTTTGTACTACTTGTTGTTGCATATCTATCACCAACGGGTCCTTGTGGTCCTTGCGATCCCTGTGGTCCTTGTGGTCCTTGTGGTCCTTGTATACCCTGTGGGCCTTGTGGTCCTTGTATACCCTGTGGTCCTTGCGGTCCTTGTGGTCCTTGTATGCCCTGTGGTCCTTGCGATCCCTGAGGTCCCTGTATCCCCTGAGGTCCTTGTGGTCCTTGTATGCCCTGAGGTCCTTGTGGTCCAGGCACAGAACTTGCTGCTCCCTGTGGTCCTTGTGGACCCTGAGGCCCTTGTGGTCCTTGTATACCCTGTGGTCCTTGTGGTCCTTGTGGTCCTTGTATGCCCTGTGGACCTTGTGGTCCTTGTGGTCCTTGTATGCCCTGTGGACCTTGTGGCCCTTGTATGCCCTGTGGTCCTTGTGGTCCTTGTGGTCCTTGTATACCCTGTGGTCCTTGTGGTCCTTGTGGTCCTTGTATACCCTGTGGTCCTTGTGGTCCTTGTATGCCTTGAGGTCCTTGTGGTCCTTGTATACCCTGTGGTCCTTGTGGTCCTTGAGGTCCAGAAGGTCCTTGTGGCCCAGTTGCGCCGACCGCACCCGAAAGTGCAACTTGCCAACTATTATATGTTCCTGAACCAACATTTGATACTGAATCAACTATCATTCTTCCATTACCAGAAGCATATGATGACACTGTACCTATCCAATAATTACTTACATTAAAAGAAACAGTTACTGACTGAGCAGCTATATAGGCTAATCCAACTTCTACAGTAAACGTAACTGTTGTTGGATGAGAAGAAGGTATCGCAAAGTTTGTGCTACTTGTTGTTGCATATCTATCACCAACGGGTCCTTGTGGTCCTTGCGATCCCTGTGGGCCTTGCGGTCCCTGTGGTCCCTGTATACCTTGTGGTCCTTGTATGCCCTGTGGCCCTTGTGGCCCCTGTGGGCCCTGTATACCCTGTGATCCTTGCGGTCCCTGTATACCCTGTGGTCCCTGTATACCCTGTGGTCCTTGTGGGCCCTGAGGGCCTTGTGGTCCAGGCACAGAACTTGCTGCTCCCTGTGGTCCTTGCGGTCCTTGTGGCCCTTGTATACCTTGAGGTCCTTGTGGTCCTTGTATGCCCTGTGGGCCTTGCGTTCCTTGTGGACCTTGTATGCCCTGTGGTCCTTGTATGCCTTGAGGTCCTTGTGGTCCTTGTATGCCCTGTGGGCCTTGCGGTCCCTGAGGTCCCTGTATGCCCTGAGGTCCTTGTGGGCCTTGTATACCCTGTGGGCCTTGTATACCCTGTGGGCCTTGTATACCCTGTGGTCCTTGTGAACCTTGTGGTCCAGAAAGACCTTGTGGTCCTTGAGGTCCAGAAGGACCTTGTGGACCAGTTGCACCGACCGCGCCCGAAAGTGCAACTTGCCAACTACTATATGTTCCAGTTCCTATGTTTGACACTGAGTCAACTATCATTCTTCCATTGCCAGAAGTATAAGATGACACTGTGCCTATCCAATAGTTACTTGAGTCATAAGATATTGTAACTGATTGAGCAGCTATATAAGCTAAACCAGTTTCAACAAAAAATGTTACTTGTGTTGGATGAGAAGTAGGTATTGCAAAGTTAGTGCTACTTGTCGTGGCATATCTATCACCAACGGGTCCTTGTGGTCCCTGTGTACCCACTGGGCCTTGTGGACCTTGTATACCCTGTGGACCCTGTGGGCCCTGTGGTCCAGGCACAGAACTTGCCGCTCCCTGTGGTCCTTGCGGTCCAGTAGGTCCCTGAGGTCCCTGTGCTCCTTGTGGTCCAGGTACATTACTCACACCACTAGGTCCTTGAGGTCCTTGTGGACCTTGAGAACCTTGCGGCCCTTGTGGACCGCGATCACCTTGAGGTCCTTGTGGACCTTGACTACCCTGTGGTCCCTGCGCACCTAAATTACCTATAGGTCCTTGAGGTCCTTGAGGTCCTTGTGTTCCAACGCCACCCGCTACACCTTGTGGTCCCTGAGGACCTTGTGGTCCCTGAGAACCAGAAGGTCCAGAAGGTCCTTGTGGACCCGGAACAGTGCTTGCTGCACCAGTAGGTCCTTGTGGTCCTGGAGGACCAGATGGACCAGGTACGGTACTTATAGGACCAGTGGCACCAGTAGGTCCTTGAGGACCAGACGCTCCGGTAGCTCCGCTAGGGCCACGTGGTCCTTGTGCGCCACTTGGTCCTTGTGGTCCCTGAGGACCTTGCACTCCTCTTGGTCCTTGTGATCCTTGTGGTCCAGAAACTCCCGAAGGACCTTGCGGACCTTGCGCTCCCTGTGGTCCAGTTGGTCCTTGAGGGCCTACCGCTCTTACACCATTTGCATAAAAATAATCACTTGCTATTACATTGCTTGTAAATGTAGAATTAGCAGCATTAACAACAAAAACATTTGAAATGCCAGCAATACTTGTTGCTACATTTCCACTTGAATAGACAATAACATTACTAGAACCATTTTCTATTCTTGTACCACCTGGTAATCCAGACAAGAAATAACCATTACCTAGAAAGTATTCTGCATCAACATTACCTGCTACTGTTAACAAATTTGCTTGTTTTTCGAATGTAAATCCTGTACTTCCTGCTAACACATTAGCATCGTTGAACATTACTTGTGTATTTGCTCCAGCAGCACTAGCCACTACTAGAGTTTGACCAGCACTTAAGAATCGTATGTCAACATAAGGATCAGTTACACCTACATTATAAGCAAAAGTTATTGCATTTCCACTTACTGTATAGTCAACATTTGGTTGCAATACAACATTACCCTGTATTGCCAAAATACCTTCGGCAGTCGTTACTTGATTTAGTGGATATGTTGCCGAATTATTTCCCTGAATAATTTGTTCTGTAACTAGGCCGGAAACTGGAATCCAATCAGTTCCATTATAATATTCTAGTACAGTCGTATCAGTGTTATATCTGATTGCACCCGTTGCCGTAATTGATGATCTGTCTCCAGTAGATCCAACTGGTAAAGTCAAAGCCCCAGTTGTGTTTATTGTTACTAATTTGTTAAGACCTGGAACTATTTCTAAGTTCGCCAACACATTCGTAGAACTTATGGTATTACCAATTATAGAAATATTTCCTACATTTACAGTAGTAAAGAATGCCGCAGCAGGATTAATATTACCTATTATCGTGCTTTGTAAACCCCCATTGGCGATCAATGTTGTTCCAAATGTGCCACTATTATTGATAATTAAATGATTGCCATAAATATTACCGCGAACAATTAAATCCTCTAAAATTTCTACATTGCCGCCGAAGAAACCATCACCATTTACATTTAAATTGCCACCAAAATTGCCATCACCGTTTACGTCTAAATTTCCACCGAAAGAACCATTGCCGTTTACGGCTAAATTTCCACCGAAAGAACCATTGCCGTTTACGTCTAAATTTCCACCGAAAGAACCATTGCCGTTTGTTTCTAAATTTCCACCGAAAAATCCACTACCGTTTACTTCTAAATTTCCACCAAATATTGCACCACCATTGAACGATACATTACCTGCACCACCGGATAATAAATCAGCAGCATTAGCCCATGTTCTTGAACCATCAACATTACCGATAAGAACATAGCCATTACCCGACGGTAATCCAAGATCGGGTTCAGCGTCACTTAATCCAAGGAAGGTATATCTACCTGGATCAGCATTAGCACTTGGAGTTTTCGGTACTCTACCGCTTATGAGATTGTTACTAATTTTAGACATATTTTACTTTGTTTCCAATAAACTTAGAGTAATTTTTAATGCACTATTAGTATTAGAACTAGCTTTAAAACTTTGCCCCGCAGTTAATACTAATTTACCAACTAAAATACCAACAGCATCCGCAACTGGTACTGTAAAATCTTTTATTAATTCCGTTTCAGTTGAACTTGCATCATCATAGTGACTAGCAGACACTGTTGCCGGAGAAGTATCAATATTAGCAACTTGAGCCATTAATATTATTGTAGACGTAATTGCCGGTGTGGTGTACAGTGTTTCGTTAGTTGTTGTTAATGTTGCCGTTACGGTTTTAAACGTATTAATTGGTGTTGCCATTTTTTATCCTTCTATTGACAATATATAGGGTGTCATTACTGCAAACAAACTTCTATTAAAATCATCACCCTCAATAGTGCCAGTCGCTCGAACTACTGATAATCCTGGACCTATTCTAAAATCACCTTTATGATCGGTGCTTGTGAAGTTCACACGCCCATAGTTTGTTTCACGAACTTCATTAGCGGGTATTGGTATACCACCGTATTGTGGTAATGCAGTTGCTGGATTAGTACCAGCTCCGACGTATTCAAAAGTATGAGCACTCGCACTAATTGTACTCACTTGATATCCTGTTGTAGCGGTTGAATTAGAAATAATATTTCCAGTATTAGTGCTAAATCTTGATGAAATATTTACATTCCATACATTACCATGTGTACCACCGTAATTAGCAGTAATATTACTAAATGTAGTTATAAAATACATATTAGTATCACCTGCAAATAATATACCATTATTTGTTCTGGGCGGCGAAGTTACTTGCGCTATATTACAGCTAGTAGCTCCTACTTGAATATTTCCTAATACATTACCTGTAAATTGTTGATCAATGCCATCAGCCCACAGTCCATAATTACCAATACCATTGTCACTACCATTAAGTGTTAAGAAACTACCAGATTCAACTTTTATACCAACATCACAGCCAATGGTGTATAAATTAACTGATTGACTATATGCACGATTTTGCATTATTAAGCCATAACCGCCGCGATTTATACTAGTAATAAAACCTAAAATAAATGCTCTAGTGCTTATAACATTCAATGTTTTATTTGCATCTATTAATACTGTAGTTCCAGTTGTAGTAAAACTTGTTACATTCTGTATATATGGACTTACTGTAACTGGCTCAGAAATACCACCTGGTGGAAAACTAAAAGCTGCACCTAAATAATTTTGAACAGTTATGCCCCATATATAAGTTCCACCACGCATATAAAACATATCATTACTTGACGTACTAGGCTGCACAAAAACGCTACGAATAGTGTCTCCAGTTATTGCTACATTTGCTGGGACTTCAAATGGCATATCTTCGGTATAAACACCACTAGCTACTTTTATTGCGGTTCCTGACGTTGCCGCCTCACAAGCTGCTTTTATAGTTAATTTGGGTGTAGCTAAACTTTTACCATCATTCGCATCATTGCCATTTTTAGCAACATATAGTGTATTTGAAAACGTACTGTTGGCAACAGTCAAAACAGGACTATTGTTTGATAGTACCTGTGTTGCACTTAATGTGGCTATTTCTATTTCAGGATTTTTTACAGAACGTCCCATGTTTAAATCACTTTACACCGTTGTATATGTTAGAGTACAAGAAATAGTGTTATTTGCATTAGCATAACCGCAAAGTCTATCACCATTTTCTAAAAATATTCTTTCTCGATCCATCACATATGTATCTCCAGCTACAACAAGAACATTACTATATAAAACATTTAAATTACCAGGTTGATTGCCACTAGGCACTGCCCACAAACTAAAGGTGGCATTACTTGAAGTAGTATAGTTAGAAAAGTAAAAGGTCATTGCGGCGGTGGAATCACTACTAACATAAATGTTAGACGTAGTGGTAGTTAAATTTGCATTTTGTATTGACATATGATTTATCCAAAAATTATTCCGTATTTTCTTATTTTAGTAGTCGTAACTAATTCATCGGAAGTTGAACCAGCATTTACATAAAGACCACTACCACCGGCTCCAGCAGTATTGCCAGTAAGTACAACGTAACCTGCTTCACCCGTTGGCTGATTAGTTGTTTGATCAATTTTAATGTTGTAACTTGTAAGTATTGGTCCTATGTTACCAACTGAGTTATTCGCTACCCATTGACCAGAATACACACCAGATTCATACCAATATAATCCTATATTACTTACGTTTCCACGATTGTTTTCAAATCCATTTATTCCAGTTCTTGGAGCATCTCCAGTAGTCAAGTCAGCATTTATTTGAAATATTTGTTTAGTAGTATCAAATGCTTGAACATTCGCTGTATTACCAGTAACCTCAAGATTTCCAAAAATCTTTAGGGTATGGGTTAGTACATTGACGTTACCATCAGGATTGCCATCATTCTTAAATGTGTCAATGGTGTAATCACCCGTATTGATTCTCTTAGTTACACTCATACTGTTTCTCTATTTCTAGTATTTAGTCAAACTGAAATTTATTCTAAAATGAAAAAATGGGCATTATGCCCATTTTTCAAATATAAATGAGATTATTCATCTCATGCGTTTGCCACCTGCACAAACACATCACTAGGACTACTAAACCAATAACGATATCTGTTAGGATTATTTGCACCAGTGAATCCACCACCAGAGCTTGAGTGTGGTTCGCCATCGCTTAAAAAGTCCCATACGTATTTGTTAGAAATCTTACTTGCTAAGAACGTTACTGTACCAGCAGAAGCATTGGAAGCAAATGTTTGATCAGTTGATGTAACGATAGTCAAGTTGGTAGTTGTATTGATTTCACCAACTGTGAATGCACCTGATACGTTTGAATTTGTAAGGTTTACTGTTTGACCTACTTTAAATAAACTACCTGCGCCAGTGGTCCATGTTAGATATGCTGCTGTTCTATTTGTATAACCAGATATTGTACCAGCTCCTATATTTGCAATTGTGCCATCAGTAAAAGTTGCTGCTGTGCAAAGAATACTCATGGTATTTGCGTCAGTTGGAGTAGTTAAATTCACTAATGTGCAAGTACTAACATTCTGTACTGTTCCGTTATCAACAGTAGCTGCTGAACCATTAATAGTGGCAGTAAATATGTCGTTTGTATTCGCATTGGAACCTGCACCAAACTGTGACCAATCTGTGCCACTTACCGAACTAATTCTATATTCTTGCCCAGCGACGATATCTTCATCTTGTACAGTATTTTCATCTGATACCAAAAATTTATGTGCACCTTTTTGTGCAAGTATGCTACCAGACGTAGCAGTTTCGCCACGTACCTTAACAGTGGGTTGTATTGTTGGTATAGTTTGAGTTGTAAAACCACCTACACCACCTTCGTAATTACCACTACTTGATGCAGTGCCCGCACTATCTAATTTCTGATTATTTGCGTAGCTGTCCACTACTATAGTTGCGCCCGCTTCGTAACCAGCTCCGCCTGTTCTTGTATGTTGTATTTTTAACTTTGCCATTTTATTACTTTCCTTTAAATTGTTAGCGTTCTAGGCTACCCGGAGTGGCGCTCCGAGAGTTCAGTGAACACATGTATTTATCATTAAATGTAAAAAGGACACCCGAAGGTGTCCTAGTCTTCCCATCCCGATTGAAAATTTATACTTTTATTTATCTCATCTTACAATTATCGCCATGCCAACGTGCATATCCATTAACTGCCACAAGTTTCTGACAATGTGGGCATAATTTCTTTTCTCTTTTTTTGCCTATATTTGCCATACCTCTAGCAATCTTTTCTTCTTCCGTTTGCTTTCTACCACGAATTTTATCGCCAATTTTTTTGCGAGTTTCCGCACTTATGTTACCATTAAATCCCGGTTGTTTACTTTTGTGATTTTTTGATAAATTTTCTAACCATTCATGACTAAAAGACTCTCGTTTTTTGCCAATTTTAGATTCTGATATTTTCTTTCGTGTTTCTGGACGTTTAGCAGCATTTTTATCACCAGATATTGCTTCTTTGTGTTTAAGATATCCTTCCTTGCTACGATAAAACTTATCGCCGTACATGGGATTTTTTTCTCCACTGTATCGTTGACTCTGAAGTTTTGAATATTCTTCTTTTAAATTGGAGTAAACTCTTGCTGTTATCTTCGTTGTATATCGTTTTTGTCTTGGATTTTCTGCTCGCATCATTCTGAATGCATTAACCATTTTCCAATGTTCTTCACCTTCAGTATATATTTTTGTCAATAGCCAGTGACATATAAAATGTTCTCTAGCCGTTAATCTCGTTAAATTCACGACATCATCTGATCCTCCTAAACTTTTAGGTAAAATATGATGCGTTTCGGTGTATTCGTGTGTGACCCTGTTTTGAGCGGATTCTGTGATATTTTTATACCATTTTTCGTATTTGTTCATGTAAGTATTTATATTAGTAAGGTCTACATAATATAATACTATTAAGCTAAAGTCAATAAAAAACCCGCCGAAGCGGGTTTATTTTTACTATTTTGTAAAAATTACTGGAAGCTCAAGTTAGCAACTGAGATTTCTGATAGATAATCTCCAGCATTGCCTAAAGAACTTGCAGTATTTGTCAATTCGACGTAGCCATACCTTGTCATAAATCCAACTACTGGTTCAAAGGTACTTGGATCAAGTACTACTCCAGAACTCATTAGAGGAATGTATGGGCAATAGAATGCAGCAGCATCGGCCTCACTGGATCCCTTGTAACCAACTAATACAGCTTGTGTATCAGAAGCATAGCTGTCTACATAGATACGCATAGCACCGTTTAGTGTACCAACAAACTTAGTATTTGTTGGAGCTTCGAATGTACCTTCTGTGGTACGTGCGAATGCACTGGTTGTAGCACTCTGTAGAACAGTTAGTGCAGCAGGTGATACTACTGCCCAGTTACCTGCACCACGACGAGTACGCTGAGCGATCAAGTTAGCAGCACGGTTAACTAGAACAGCTAGTGCAGCGTGTTCATCGCCAACGAATGTTGCGGTACCTGATACAGCAGCCTGATCATAGGCAAAATCTGTAGCTGATAGTGAACGTAGGGAACCAAGAACTTCTTGGTCGATTTCGACTGTGATTTCTTGAGCAAGTGCTGCCATGATTTCAGCTTCGATGTCAAGACCGTGCATGCTTTGGGCGTCTTGAGCAGCCTCAAATGTCCAACGTGCGCTTAGCTTACGTGTTTTAGCTTCAACAACTTGTTTCAAAATTTGAACGTTGATTTTACGTCCTGGTACACCTTCTAATGAAGATGTGCTAGCTGCACGACCGGTAGTTAAACTACCAGAATATGCAGTTGCGATCTTGAATGGGCTTAGTGCTTCGTCACCAGCGGTTGTGCTTGTGTCGAATGGACTTGGAGCGGTTGCGGTTGCTGTTTCAGCATAACGCACACGTAGTGTGTGAATTTGTGCAACTGGACCAGTCATTGGCTGAACACCAACGATTTCGTTAGCAATAACGGTTGGCATAACACGACGGATAACAGGTAGAATTACACGGTTTAGTGTTGCTACGTTACCAGCTGCGGTTGCACCAGCGGTTGCATTTTCAAGAAGATTTTTGCGAGTATTTTCTAATACAACGCCCATTGTGGTTCTACGAGAACCTTGTAGACCTTCTAACAGGGCTTCTTTAGTTTCGCCCCAACGGCCTTCTAGTAATACTTGTGTCATTTTTCCTTTTTCCTTTTTAGGGTTTACTTAAGCCCTGCTAAACGTTTAATTTCGATGACATTATTATCACCGGTTTCAACGCTGACCTTAGCAGTTTTATCACCAGTTACTTCTGTACAACTTTCAACTAACATCGTAGATTTCTCTACAGACTTAGTTGTACTAGAATGGTTGTTCAGAACAGCTGGAAGATACTTATCAAATGCAGACCTTAATTTTTCGGTCTGAACATTCTCTAATAGCTGCATCATAACGCCTTGCTTTTCTTTGTTTAATGGTTTAAGCAATTCGTTAAGAGTTTCTTTGCGCTCTTGTGATTCCTTTAGAATACGAATTTCGCGTTCTTTGGATTCAATTAGTGTTGCTTTCTGATGCTCGGCTTTTTTAGCCTCTGCAATAATAGCTTCACGTTGTTTAACTGCTTTTTGCAACTTAGCGATTTCTTTGTTCTCATTTAAGTGAGTAACGGCGAATTCAGTAGCAAAAGCTTCGAAAAGTTTACGTCCAAAATTGTTTTCTCTAGCAATTTGGATGTCTTCTTTCAATTGTGACATCTCAGCGGATAGATTTTTGGTTACAGATTCATTAACAAGACGAGCGGAACGTTGTACAAACTCTTTTTGTATGTTGGCAAGTTTTGACTTTGCCTCTCTGACGAGTTTAACTTTAGTTTCGACCAAATCTTTTTTGTCTTGATGAAACTCTTGAATTTCTTCAGATAAAGAACTTATAACAAAATTTTCTAATTTGTTAATGTTCTGTTTCTGAGCGGCACGATCAGCACGTAGTTCTTTGATTTCTTCGGCTAGTTTTTTAACTAGGAATCTATCAAATTTTTTAGCGTTTTCAGACATCATTCTTGTAAAACGAACTCTATCTGCTGACAGTTGTGTTTTTTCTTCCACAAATTCACGAATTTCTTCTTGGAGACCTTCTGTTACCATTTTGTCTATTGCTTCGACCATTACACTTCTATCGTGGTCATATTTACGAGCAAATTCTTCGCGTATTTCCGCACGAAGTTGTTGTCTCGCTTCATTCAACTTAGACTCCCAAGCTTCGCTTATTGCTGTCTTGGTTTCTTCGTTAATGATACCACTGTCTATTAATGGCTTGATAGCGTCAAACATGTATCATTCTCCTGTTAAATTTTTAAGTCCGTAATGAGGCGTTTTACTTCCTCTGCCAAATATTTTTGGACTCTTACATTGGCATTTGCATCCTTAACCATTTCTAATACTCTATGACCATGTCGCATGTTCATTAAGCCTTCATAAACTGGTTTAGGATATGCATTTGGGGCACTTGGTTGAGCTACTATATCAACCGTTACAATATCAAAATCACTTACATGACCCGTGCTTTCATTAACATTACCACTGCCTCTGCTGGATACGCCTAATTTAACACCTGATTCAAGCATAGTTGTTACTAATTGTCCCATAGGAGTATTAAGTATTTTTAACTTGCCATAACCATTTGGTCCATCCATCCACATGTCAGTAATCATGTGACATACACGATCAAGATTGATTTTTAGATCGTCAGGATGATCTAACTCACCAAGAACACTGTAACCGCCTTTAACTTGTTTTATTACACTTTCAACGGCTTTAGAAATTTCATCTACGGGATAAACACGTTGATTGGCATTTTTGACACCACCCTGTACAAAAATGCCTTTCATGTATAAATTTTTACCCTTGCCGTCTGGAGCTGATTCAGTCATCAACTCCATTCTTGCACCGTCAAAGCTTAAATGTTCTTGTAGCAATAACATTGTTTATCTCTTTAGTGTCCTAACAAACTCTTTTTGTCTACACTCATAGAACCTGCAGTGGTCTGACCTTCTTTGTCATGAGCTTTTGAGTATTCTTTGCCAGCACTAGTTTTGTAACCGGTTTTACCAGCATTGGCACCAGGACTATTTTGTACTTTACCAATTAGATCACCACCTTTTTTCAATAAACCACCTGGCTTATTACTTGGTGTTCCTTTTGGATCAGATTCTGAACCACCACGTGCGATATTTTGTGTAGTACCACCCATGTCATTCTTGCCAGCAACTATACTTTTTGTATTGAGTGACGCAGAACCACCAGCACCTACTTCACCTGTTTCTGAATTTTTACCAGGAAATGGCTCACCAATTTTTTCTACATATTCACGAATCCATTCAGCTTCGGTCATTTTCTTTTTAGCCTTGGCTTTCTTATCTTTGAGCATTTCTTCTTTTTTCATTTTTCTGGCTTCAGCTACACTACCCCTTGAGTCAGGTTGATCATAGTCTGGTACAACTTCTAAATTTTCTGCCATGTCATCTTCCATGTCCATGCCTGCGTCCATGTCCATGTCTGTATCCATGCTTGCGTCCATGTCGCCACCCATTTCATCGCCTTGACCCATTAATTCTTCAAATTCACGTTTTAGATCATCTAATGAATCTTCTAGGTCCATGATACGATTTTCTAGATCCTCGTCACCCATGTCTTCTGAATCTTCTTCGTCGCCCATTTCCATGTCCATGTCTTCTGAATCTTCTTCGTCGTCCATTTCCATGTCCATGTCTTCTTCGTCTTCGGCATCCCCCATGTCCATGTCATCGTCGTCCATGCCTACACTGTCGTCATCATCCTCTGCTTCAAGCATGCCATCTTCGTCAGCAGTGATTTCGTCAACTAAATCTTCTACTTCGTCGCCGCCGATTTCAGCTAAATCTTCTTCATCAATTAATGACTCATAAATTTGGCGTGAACGTTCAACAACTAGTTGATGAAATAGTTCACGGGCTTTTTCATCTTGTTCATTAACAATATATTCAATTAACTTTTCGTATTTTGACATTTTTTATTCCTTTATAAAAATATCCAATTGAGTATAATTATTTAAGTTAATAATAAAAAAAGTGCTCATTATGAGCACTTTTTGACAATTTTATGTGTATATATTAATTATATGCCTGGCAAACCGCCACCAGCTGCGGCGGGTGGTTTATATTGAGTTGATAATTTTTCTAACTTCAACTCATGTTCAAGTTTTCTAGTATCGTTCATTTTTCTTAACTTACTAATACGATCTAATGTTAATCGTAATTTTCTAGTATCTGACAACTTTATAGAAGTATTGTCTTCTTTCTCTGAACGATAACCACTTGGTGTGGGCTCTAATAATTCCATTAAATTCATAAATTTATTTATCACAAAGCTGGAGCGCCAGGTGCTCCACCAGCAACAGGCGGTGTAGCAGGCACTGCTCCTCCTGCTTCACCAGGTGGCAATTCACCGCCCTCACCGCCTGGAGGTAATGCTGCTGTCTCTGCTGCATCAATACCCATATCTAAACCACCTGGGCTAATACCCACGCTACGTAATCCAACAGCATCAGGCTTAGATTTATCTGCATCGCCTTGTTCCTGTTCCCAAAGTTTTTCGTTTTCAGACATTTCTTCTTCGGTCAAACCAAGGAATCTAGACAATAAAAATCTCTTACTTAAATATGGGAATGGTTCTAGCGATGTGAAACTTGTGATACGTGCTCCATCAACTTCAGCTTGGCGATAACTAGCAAAGTTTTGAGGCTCATTGAATTGTAGTTCAAACAAAGAACCATCAATGTTTATACCACGCCACCGCATGAACATTTTAAATTCTTGATCCAGTTTTTCAGCAACTGATCGCTGTAATCTAATGCAATATTGATTAAAACGCCACTCTTGTATCAATGCTGTTCCAACACGACCGTCACTGAATGTGTTAGGATTACTTGTACCATCATCTAATCCAGTGGGCAGATAGCTAGCAGGAATTCGCAATCCTCGGAACAATTTATTAGTAAAGAAGTGCAAGTCTGTAATTTCGCCTAGATTTGAACCGCCAGCAAGAGTGTCCACTTTACTGCCACGACCATCCGCAGTTTGTGGGAAGAAATAATCTTCATTGGTACTTAATGGATTGTATGTGGCGTCCATCATGTTTTGACCACCACCAGTTTGAGTAGGTATTCTACGTTGATGTACTTCGTTTTTAACACGTTCAACGAAAGCCATAGCCATGTGACTAGGCATGTTACCTACATCAATGTAGAAAATTCTACGCTCAGGTGCACGTTGAACACGATAGATAATAATAGCATCTTCAAGTAGTTCTTTTTGTTTGAATACTTTGAATACATTTTCCAATACGCTATTACCAAATGGCCAACTAAAATCAAGACCTTCAGTTAAACTCAAATGTACAATATGTTCAGCATTTATTGCCTGTTCATTTTGTGCTTTACTAAATCTTGTACCACCACTATAAGGTGTTTTAGGTTGTATATATGCACCGTTTGGTCCACCAACTTGTGGATGATTCACACTTACATCACTACTGTTTAGTTGTGTAGCCGTTAAATTTTCAAAATTAGGTGCTAGCTCTTTTACTATGTACTGTTCTGGTTTTTTACCTTCAGCTTCATTAACAATAACTTTAACGACTTTACTCATTTCAACCCAGAATAACTTAAAAGTTTCTGGATCACGAATGAAAACTTGATCGCCATATTTTATGGTATTGCGAAACATTTTAAAGATTCGCTTGTTAAGTTCATTCAAACTAACCCACTGAGTTAACTGTTCTTTAATGATTTTAATTTCGTTATCAGTTGGTTTTTCTTTCCACACAAATTTGAAAGCAGTGCCATTTTCTTCATTAATTTGAGTACTGAACTCACTCAAAATATCTAGCGCGGCATTAACTTCACTATCTTGATCCATTTGTTCATATTGATTATAACGTTCAATACGGTTTGGATGTCCTATGTAAACTTCAGGTAAGTTACTTTGATAGTTTCTGTAAGAGAAATGATTGCCAGTAGAACCATTTATCGGACTAACGGATCCCGATAAGTTAGCAACACGAAAATATTTTTTCCAGGTCATGAATAATCCTCTACGTATTTATGCCATTCTATTAACTGCTCTGTTTATTCCATCGCCTTGATAGGCGAGTGCTATTTTCAAATCATTAATTAATATATTTTGATGATCTATCATTGGCTTAAGTGCTGCTGCGATTGATTCAGGATCAATTTGCAACTTAGTTGCACCTGCAGTTTTTACTGAAACTTCTTCAGTGTTTGAAATAGATGAACTGGATATAGAGTCATCAGCATTCCCACGACCTTGTTGAGTTTCACGTTTTTCTTTGGCTCTTTCTAAAATTTCTTCGGCTGTTCGTAATTTACTTTCTATAGTTTCAATTATATCTCTTTGTATTCGAATTTGATCGTCAATGTACGACAAATCATCTGGATTATTTGCTGCTGTTTTTGCCTTCTCCAGATCATATAATGATCTTTGTTGACTGTTAAGTGAAAATTGAAGCCTGTTTACGGTATTTCGCTCAGCAGCTAATCCTTCATCAGTAGTCGATGAAGTTTTTCTTAAAATCCAATTAATTAATTTATCTAAATTATCTGTTAAATTTTTCACTGCGCCAGTTGCAAAAACAGTAACAGCAGCTAATTCTCTTATTTTGGTTCCTCCAGTTGCAACATTACCCAAGACTGTTTCATTTAAACGTCGAGCAAGACTAGCTTGCGCATCATAAATAGCCTCAATGGATTGAGTAAAAACGGTTGCATTTGCTGCCAACGTACTAGTTGCGGCAGCAAGTGTAGCGGATGTTTCTCCTAATGTTTTTAATCTCTCTGAATCAGAATTGATACTAGTTAAAACTGTGTTCAAGCTTTGTATGACTGATGCTGAAACTCTACCTGCCTGTTGCAGAACCAAAATATCTCCATATGCTTCTGTATATCGTGCTCCTGCGGTAGCAAGATTTTTACCTTCTCTGGTTAAAACTGCATTAAACTCTTCTGGACCTAATTTTGTGGCTTCAAACATTCTTACCAACGCATTCGCTGCCTCTGGCGCCATTGCTTGTAACTCTATAAACGAACGACTAACTGGTTGCATACCTCTTGACATCGATAGAAACACATCTTGCATAGAATCTTTTAAACCTTCTGGCACATTCAACATCAATTTGTCATATTGATCTTTTTGTTTTCTATCCATTTTACTATATGCCAATTGTGCTGCTGCATTTCTACCCCGAGCTTCTAACTCTGCCTTTAACTGTTTACTACTCTTACCAGTTAACGCACTAATTTCTTTCAATTGATAAAGATATGCTTTAGTACCTTCGATGTTTTGCTGACTTAGTAAATCTTCCGTGACACCACGACGTTTTTCCATAGCCAAATATTCAGCTAATTCGTCGCCTAAATTAGCAAAACCACCATACAACGTTACTAGCTGTGGTCCTAAATCATTTCTTGCCGCTTTAGCAACTCTTTCTAGTGCGCCGGATACACCGCCACCTAACAAAGCTAAATTTTCCGCATTCTGTTGAGCGATCTTAGCTAACATTTCTAGTGGCATATTAGTATTTGCAATCATTTTATTCATGTTAGTAATACTGCCACCAAAGGTAACACCAACGGTACTTAAACTGTTAAATGCTTGTATTACCTTTTCACCTTGTTTTAAATATTGATTGAATATATTAGCTGCCACTGGCAATAAAGTACCAAGTGTTCCTTTAAATATTTTATCTACTAAATTTCCAATCGCTGCTCCTACCGCAGTACCAGCTCCAGGAGCAATAAACGTTCCAAGAGCAGTGCCGGCTGTAGTAAAGAAATTAGGCAGTGCATCTGCTGCATCTTTTCCCAAAGAACCAATAGTACTAATTATTGGACTTATCTGAGTAAATACGGAACCAGATCCAGAAACGCTATCAGCAGTATCCAGTATATTTGTTGCAAATTGTCCTAATGTACTACGAGCATTTTTTAACCCCTGTGTCATGCGTTCCTGTTCAGTTCGCATTCTGCTAATTTCTTCGGATTGTGCTTGTAGCGCACTAGATGCCATATCAGATGAACGACTTAGCATGGATAAATTTCGAGCAGCAGATTCTGCTTGCGGCCCAAGTAAACCCATCGCTTGAAAAACTTGATTTAGTGCGTCTTCGGAAATTGCCATATTTTAAATTAACTTAAAAATTAATGATAAGTACATATATTTAGCAATATTTACCATGAGCGAACAAACTGAAAATCCACTAAAAAAATATTATCGTCAACCACAACTTTACATAAAATTACCAAGTAAAGGTGAATGGTGGCCAGAAGGAAGTTTATCAAAAACAGTTACCAATGAATACCCAGTATTCGCCATGACTGCACGTGATGAACTAGCACTTAAAACACCAGATGCACTATTGAACGGACAATCGACGGTAGATGTTATTCAAAGTTGTGTGCCAAGTATAAAAAATGCTTGGCATACGCCAGTTTGTGATGTTGATCACATTCTAATAGCAATCAGATTAGCTACATATGGCAACGGCATGGATTTTGTTAGTATATGTCCACACTGCAAGCACAAAAACGAACATACTCTTGATTTACAATCATTGCTAGACAAATATGCTGACATTCCAACATGGAATAAACCAATACACATAAACGATCTAATCGTAGTTCTAAAACCAGAATCTTACAAAACGTTTAATAACAGAAGCATTAAAACATACGAAGAACAACGTGTACTACAAGTTATTAATCAAGAAGGCCTAGAAGAAGTAGCTAAATTAGAAAAGTTCAAAGAACTATTTAAAAATCTACTCAAACTAACTGTGGAACAAGTTGCTGGGAATATTAATTACATCAAACTAGATGCCCACACAGTGGTAGATAATGAATTATTCATAAATGAATTCTTTCAAAATTGTGATCGTGTCGTGTGGAACAAGGTCAATGACACTATCAACGAAATAAAAAGTAGTATACCAACTAACAATGTAGAGTTGGTATGCGAATCTTGTACTAAAGACTATAAAACTCCACTGGTATTTGAAATGTCCAATTTTTTCGGCTAACGCTTTTGACTCTAACCAATGAGGAAGTAATCAAACTAATTAATGATTACGACCGGGAGTCAAAAGCGTTACGGAAATACATATACAAGTTAGTATGGTATATGCGAGGTGGTGTAAATCTTGACCAAGCATTCGAAATTGGATATCAAGACAGAGAGATCATCAATAAAATTATTGAAGAGAACATAGAAAAGACCAACGAAACCGGTCATCTGTTTATTTGATTTCTCTAGACGCCATTAGTCATTTATACAACAACTTTTTATTCTATTTTTATACATTATGATGAAGTGTGCTTCGCACACTCATATCGTCATCGTTAATCTTCGTCGTCTATGCTCCTCAGATTAACTTGACGATGATTTATAGGGATTAATATTTTAATAAGTACCACCTATACCATTCATCTAGATTACTGCCTCACTTTCGCCCACGGAGGGCAAAAAAATCGTAGCTAGGCTACGATGTGGGGTGTTTTCATCTGAGTTGACCACCACACAGCATCAGAACTACAACAACATCTGTGCTTTGCAACACAGGAAATGTAACGCAGGCGGTTATCCGGTACCTACTCATCCAGTCTTTCATACAACGGCGGGCTATATCGGTGATGCTGTCCTCCAATATAACCGTGCGATATCACTATCGCGTCTTTTTACCCATAATACCTGTTCAAACAATCAAACCGCGGGATTGGCGGTCTACGTCCTGTCAAGGATAGTGATTGAGTTCTCGTAACAGCGTCGAGGTTCCATTCCCTGTGACCCGGCGGTCCAGTTTTAGGGCATCCGAAATTAGGCCGATGCTAGCCATTAACTGTTTAAATGTTTGCCTGAAGATTGCGCAAGTATGCGATGCGTCGCTGTATTAGCCGTGATGAATTAATTGTTTAACCTTACGAACTTTAACTGATATCCACTCATTGTACCAATCATCTGATAGCAATACGCCATAATCAAATTGATACTTGGCTTCATAATAGTTAAGTTCGTTTTTTGAATAACAATATTTTAATATTTGCCTGTTAAAATTGTGTGAGCCTAAGTTTTTTACTTCTTCTGTTAATACCGTGTTTGAGCCATAATAAGTTTGCCAGTCGCTGTCTATTTCGTACCTAATTTTTGTTTTTTTCTTGGAGCCGTTTTTGAGCCTTGATGTTTTTAATTTGATTTTTTTAAATTTTGATAATTTTTTACCTATATATTTTCGTCCAGATAACTTGTTAGTGATTAGATATACAAATCCAACTACATTATCTGGTAAATTTTCAATCTGTTTGTCTTCAAATAACCATGTCACTGTGTATTTATAACATGCCTACTGTCTATTAATTTTTTACTACCTCAATGTCCGAATCGTATTTAGTGAATCCACTTTCCTTGATTACGTGTAGTATGTTATTCACTCTGCTTGCTAGTTCATCTTTATGACTTACTAACCACACTGATCTTCCACCATTTCTGGCCATTTGCTTTAGAATTTTTAGTGAGTTTTCAACGCCTGAACTATCCATGCCAGAATCAACTAGTTCGTCAATAAACAACAAATTAATTGGTTGATATAAACTTTCCCATACATCACGAAATGCCCAACTTAAACTTAAGATAAGTCTATTGCGTTCACCACGTGATAGATTATCAAAGTCTAACTCACGACCTAATTCTTCAATACTGACAGATAAATCATTGTTAAATTTCACAGTGTGTGGCAAATCAATGTCACTTAAATAATAAGCTAGACGACCATTTAAGAAAGCCAAGTTCTGATCTATGATTTGTTTTCTAATGAAACTATCTTTGTTTGTTAGAAGTTTTAATAGAAACTCCTGATGATCACGCATACGTGTTAGTTTATTAATCATATCATAGGAAATTTCTTCTATACCATCTTTTTCCATCTCAATTATTTGTTCAGCGTATGGATCAGTTTCTGTTACTTTTTTCTCTAGTTGTGACAGTAGATGTTCTATACTGCTCTTGTGTGTTATAGCCTCGGATTCAGTTGCATAAAATACAACAGGTTCCTCACCGAGTTCACCTGCATTCGTAATTTTACTATTTACACTCTCAAGATCAATTTTGATTTGATCAATTATTTTTTGAGTTTTTGCAAGTTCACTAGTTTTTGTTTCCAGTAGCTGAGTATGATTGTCATCATGTAATTCTTGACCGCAGCTATGGCATTTATGATTTTTTAATGAATCAATATCGATTTTATATTGATCTAGTGTTTTTTGTTCTCTTATTAAATCCTTGGATAAAGATTTTTTATTTTTATCTAGATCGGACAATAATGTTTTCTTTGCTTTGAACGCTACAAGATTTTTATGCGCCGCAAGTTCTTCATCTATGTTCAATTTTAACAAATCTTCGTAAGCTGTACTTAGATCAAGTAGATCCCTTTCATGCTTGTCGAGCCACAGTTTTTGTCTACGTTTAGTTGAGTTGATTTGTTCTTGAATACGGGTGTTTGCATCTTTAACCGCTTTGATCCTAAATTCTTCTTGTTGAATGCCATCTTTAGTTAATCTAATTTGTTCCTTCAATAGATCAGCTTTTTCACTCAGAAGTGTGATGCCTAGTAATTGTTCAATGATAGTTCTCTGATCATTAGCCTTAAGACTTAAAAATGGTTCAGTGTATGTATTCAGAGCCACAATATGTTTGAACATATCGTGTTTCATGTTAATCAGTTTTTCTATTTCTTGTTGTGTTTCTCTACTGTCACCTTGACTGTTGTCATCTGAACTCTCAACTTCACGATCATTTATGAAAAACTTTAGAACATTAGGCTTTCTTCCACGTTCTATTCTGTAATTTTTGTTATTACACTCAAAATCAACGGTAACTAACATATTTTTGCCGTTGGTTTTGTTAATCAAATTATCTTTTTTGATGTTTGTCAAAGCTTGACCATAGAAAGCATAACTTAACGCATTGATAATGGAAGTTTTTCCTGTGCCATTACGACTGCCAGCATCGTCACCGCCTAAGTCTATATTACTACCAAGAACTAGTGTTAAATTCTCCCTGTCAAAATTTACAGCTTGTGTTTGATTTCCTATTGAAAGAAAGTTTTTTGCTGTGATTGTTTTGATTTTTAACATAACTTACTTATAGTCCTCTATACAATTCCAACAGAAGACCAGGATCATATTGATCACTATTAATCTGATTAAGTTGATTAGTAACGATTTGATCAACGGTTTGGAAATTTATATTACCTTTAATTTCGTATTGATCCATGTCTGAACTTTTGTTTCTCATGATTGAGATTTCACGTAGTCCATGTGATTTGATAAAGGTTTCTTTGATGAAGTTTGCCTCTTCATATGAGATATCAATATCAATATTTACTCTCACATGCATTTTGTGTTTTAATACTTCATCAGTCTTATTGAGTAGATCACTAAGTGTAAGAACTCGATAGGTTGGTTGATCAGGCCACGTATGATAAACTGGCTTTTTGCCCCACTCAAGAATCATTGCACCACGTGCATCATCACCAGCATCAGCATAATTGTGTGGGAAACAATTACCAATATAGGTAATGTTATTATATGTTTGACGTTTATGAAAATGACCACTGAACACGTGATCAAAGTGTTCAAAATGTTCACGTTTGATTTCACTGTGATCTGGCATTGCTACCATTGCATTCATCAAGAAATGAGGCAGTTCAAAGTGTCCAAAAATGTATTTGGCTTTTAGTTTTGGAATTTTTTTGTAATCGTCGCCTAACATCCAAGGAGCAATGATGACATCGCCTTCCTTGTGCCAGTCGTTACAAATAACTACCTTATCTAGATGTTTGGCCCATTCGACACTTTGAATATCACGTTTGTCTTTATAGTAAAGATCGTGATTTCCGGGAATGAAAAATACTCTATTAAAATTAGCATTAAGATGCTCAAGTGCTTTAATACTATAGTTGAGAGTAAGGATGTTTATTGCCGCACGATTATTATTCCAGTCTCCTAGAAATAATGCGGTATCACAGCCTTGTTCTACTCCTAATTTAGTCGCCCACTTTATAAAAGATAAACAGTCATCATTATGTAGTTGACTGTTTGTCTTTAATCCAAAATGGATATCCGTGCAAACTAATGCTTTTTTAAATAAATTGTTCATCTAGATATTGTAAACGAATTGAGATGGCTAAGTCAATCTCAATATTACCAAATCATTCTTCGTACATTCCGCTGCCAGTGGCCATATTTTGTCTGGTATAGCTAGGATTCAAATTGTTTAATTCTAGAATATCATCACGTAGATTTTGATTCCGTTTTTCAATATTTAAAACTCTCGTAAAAGCATTTGTTATCGCCGCAGTATAGTAGGCAAATGGATTTAAACTTTTGCTCTCATCAAACTGAAGACCAATTTGACTTAACTGAAGTAGTGCTTGACTACGCATTTCATCATTGTATGTATAGCCTCGCCAGTTGCTACGGGTAGCATAGCGTTCACATAATTTCATGAACATATGTGCAAGTTTGTTAGTCATTTTTCCATGATCTTTACTAAAATGTCCATCAGTTAAAGATCCCTTCCAGTGACTTCTACCTACGAGGTAAGGATTGACTTCCGAATCAACTTTATAGTGTACAAATGGTGGAAAATTAACTTTTATATATTTGGCTGGTTTAACGTCTTCTTCATCGTATTCAGTATGGATGATTTCGTCATCATCGTCATCTTGTACAATGTCCTTTGCTTTTGATAATTTTGATGTATCATTTGGCACATGTTCCCATGTCATAACTCTAAAAACTAAATCAGTAACTTTAATATCGCTTTCTTTAATTTGACAGTCGTCTAGTTTTTTCTTTTCTTGTGAATCAGTAGAACTTCTTTCAAGTTCCAACTTTGACAATCGTTCGGCACGATTTTTAATTGCCTCTTCTATATTCTTATTGATATCAGACACATTGCTTAGAATAATGTCGTAGTGTTCGCAGGTTGAGTCTAGATAACTGCAATATGAATTTTTGCTTTTATGAATTTCTTTAAGAATATCCTTGTTGTTTAAGTAATTGGTTTTAATTTTAATTCTCCTTCAAACAAAACATGGTAACACATAGAAAACTGTTTGTCAACATAATAAACATATATTATTATGAGATAAATATTTTCACTAACTATGGAATATTATGGCATTAAGTGGCGTCAATCCCGGTTTCTATGAATCTGATGGTTCAGCAAGCACTATAACTTCACCTGGAAATTCAGCATTAGGTAATAGTTTAAGCCCAGCTGATTCTGTCGGTGCTAGATTGGCAACGGCAGGATTAACATCTGGCGCTAACGGTTTACTAACTGATATAGCCGGTAGTGTATTTAACATAGATTTTCAAAACACTGATGGAACACAAATTTCACCAGAAGATGATTGGCGCGTAAGAATCAGTATGGGTCAGACAATGGCTGGTATGTTTTATGATAATCCTGCCAATACATTATTGAGACCATTAAACAGCAGAATAGGAACTGCTGGAGTTGTTTTTCCCTATACGCCCACTATAACATTGTCTCATACCGCACGTTATGGTTCTCAAGTTCTTACACACTCCAATTACAATAGTTACTTCTATGAAGGAAGTGAAGTTGGAGCTGTTCAGATAAATGGAGAATTTACTGTTCAGAACATCGCAGAAGGTCAATATTTGATGGCAGTTATTCAGTTTTTTAGAATTTGTACCAAGATGTTTTTTGGCGCTGATCAATACGCAGGATCTCCACCTCCACTGGTATTTTTAGATGGATACGGAGCAGCGTATTTGCCACATATTCCATGTGTTGTAACACAATTTTCACACACAATGCAAGGTGAAGTTGATTATGTATCAGTTCCTATTGGTGTTGATTTGGGACCTGGGGGGAATTCTGTATTTCCAGGAAATATGACAGGCGATTCATATGGTAAGTCAGTACGTTTACCGACTGATAGTACTATAACAGTAACACTACAGCCAGTTTACAGTAGAAAAAATATTGCTGATAACTTTACACTTGAGAAATACGCACGTGGGCTAACTATTAAAGATGGTAATAGTAATAGAGGAGGATTTATATAATGGCCGAAGTTACTTATACTAAAAATAGTTTATATGCTCGCACCAAATTTTATGGAAATTACCTAGATGTAGCAGAATTTCCGAATATGCCAAAAAATGTAGATGATGTTTTATTTGAAATAAACAAAACATATCAAAATCGTCCAGACTTATTAGCTTTTGACTTGTATGGTGATTCTAGCTTGTGGTGGGTATTTGCTCTTAGAAATCCCAACACAATCAAAGATCCAGTTTTTGATATGAAGGCCGGTAGAAAAATTTATTTACCTAAAAAATCCACGCTTGATACTCTATTAGGATGAATTAATGGCAACAGACGGCGACATATCCAGATTTGGTACGGGCGGAATTAGATTAACTCCACAACAAGTTGCACAGTTCGGAGTGGTGACACCATCGATAGCCACTCCCAGTGTAACTGCATCACAAGAGCCACCCAGTGAAGCTCTCAGTCAAAGAAATAGAACACGCACAGATACTGGCACAACAGGTGATCTGCCTACTGCAACACCTATAGAAAATCCGTTGCATGAATATGCATCATATACATATAATCTTAGTTTACACATTCTATCCATTGACACATACAATCAAATAATTAACAATAATTTTGTCAATGACAGCCCTACACCTTATGTTCCAGAAAACGTAATTATCAGCGGAGCAGGACGTTATAACGATACTGATTTTAAACGTAATAGAAATTTCAAAGAAGATTTTTATTTCGAAGATTTTAAAATGCAAACGGTCATAACGTCAACGATGAGAAATAGAAATACGAATTTAATTGAATGTTCGTTCACTATTATAGAACCAAATGGATTTACTCTAATAAACAGAATGATAGCGGCAGCCAATGAAGTAAACAAAAATTTTGTTTCTGCTCCAGAATCTTATGCAAGAATACCTTATGTATTACAAATAGATTTTTTTGGTTATAAAGATATTGACGACGCTAAGCCAGAAAAAATTCAAAGTCTTACAAAATATATACCGATTTGTTTTACAAATGTAGAAACACACTTAAGACAATCAGGTGCAGAATATAAAATGGAAGCAGTTGCCTACAATCATCAGGTTTTTAGTCAACTTATGAATGCTATACCTTTTAACACAACTGTTCAAGCCTCAACAGTGTCAGCAGCATTTAATGCAGGTAGTGGAAATGACGCGACAGTTTCTGAGTTTTATAATAGAATAACAAATCAACGAGATGTTTCGCGTGAGATTACTCAATTACAAATATTAAGAAATCAAACTATAGATACTTTAAATAATATAGGTTTTTCCGACGCAACAGCGGGTAATTTGCAGGACATTGATACAAAATTAAGTAGTTTGACTGCACAGTTAAACAATTTAAATAATACAAATATTGAATCTAGGGGTATATGCAGTGCATTTACCGATTATTTTAAAGCACTTACAAAAATAGGTGATATTAATTATCCTACCGCTTATAGAGTTGAATTCGATGAAGAGATAGGCAATTCAAAATTAATGCCAGGTCCTCAGCCAATAACTCCAAATAGTGCCAATTCAACTACAAAACCCAACTCGCAACTATCTTATCGTAGTGGTGTTATTAACGTGCCTGCAGGTACTACCATAGATAAATTAATAGATTTTATGCTCCGTCATAGTTCCTATATACAAGATCAACTGAAAGTATTAGGTGTTGATATTAAAGGTAATGAATCGGTGGAAACTTTAGTTAATTTAGCCAAACAGCCACTGAAATGGTACAAAATAGTTCCTACGATTCAGGTAGGCCCATGGGACAATAAAGTTAAAAGATTTTCGGCCACAACCGTAGTATTTTATGTAAGAAAATTTACTGTAAATTCCAAGTATCCATACGGTCCACAAGGCAAAACTCCGGGTTATGTTAAAATCTATGATTATATGTTCACGGGTAGAAATCGTGACGTTTTAGATTGGAATATAAGTTTTAATACTCTATATCTATTAGCAGTAACTGGTGGACTTAGTAAAGAAATACAAGGCACTACATCTCCTGCTACGAATCCAGCAGGTCAAAGCGCAGCACCCGGTAATAAACTAAACACAGTTGTTCCAAGTTTACCAGGGGCTGATCCTGTAGCTCAGCCAGGAATTGCAGTGATAGCTGGCAATAACAATTCAACCGTGATCGACGGCGGCAACATACAGAAATCAACTGCTGCATCTGATCTAGCAAACTCACTATTGCTTGGCTCACGTGGTGATATGATTGAATTGGATCTTAAAATTATAGGTGATCCACATTTTATAAAACAGGATGACGTTTTTTACAGTAGACCAGGTAAAAATCAAAACGCTGCGCTAACACCAAATAACAGTTTGTATATGGATACTGGTGAGTTATACGTGTTTGTAAATTTTTTAAGTCCTGTTGATTACAATGAAGAAAAAGGTTTAGCAGAAATTAGAGCTAATGACATACTAGGTTATCAAAACGTAGCAAAAAGTTTAGGCTATAGCAATTTTAGTGGTGTATACAAATTAATTACAGTTGATTCTACATTTTCGCATGGCAAATTCGAGCAGAATTTACGTCTAGTAAAAGTATTAACAGATCAATTAGGAAGAAATATAACAACCACTGTTAGAGAAGATAGTTCTCAGGCTGCAATTCAGCCATCAGAAACATATGTACTTGGTGAAAATGTTAGATTGGGAAGAAGTACACAAAATTCTCCTGACTCTGAATATCAAGTAAATAATAGTGTTGAACGAATTCTAAGCGATTCGGCTTCAATACCAACTCCTGTTATTATTGATGCGGGTTGGACTTTAGATGATGGCACACTAGGATAGGATTAAATTAATGAGTAGTCTTAACAGACCGTACCTAGGAACAAGACTTCCAAGTTTCGTAGATCAAACAGGTGCGGACATTTTAGTTCAAACTGGAATATATGTAGGTGTAATTAAAAAAATCGATACAACTACCAGAACGGGAAGAGTTTGGGTATACATTACTCAACTTAGCGGACCTGAACCTGAAAATCAAAATAATTGGAAACTAGTTTCATATGCTAGCCCTTTCTTAGGACAAACTACAGGTCCTCGCGGAGTAGCAGAGTATACGATAGCAAATCAAAATTCAAATACGTTTACTCAAACCTCACAATCATATGGATTTTATATGGTTCCCCCTGATGTAGGTAACAAGGTACTTTGTTGCTTTGTTCCAGGATCAATTGAGGGCTTTTGGTTTGCATGTGTTAACACCGATGCAAGTATCTATATGACTCCCGCAATAGGTGCTGTTAACTATAATTTAATAGATACATTGAGTATTCAAACATCAGGGTTTACCTTGAGTCCAGATAAAAAATATCCAGTAAGTGAATGGAATCAAAATTTACCTGAGGGTTATAGTAAACCAACAAAAGATGTAAAAAAACCACTGCATGTATTTAAAACGGCTCAGTTATTAAATCAAGGTCTTGATGGTGATGAAATTCGTGGCACAATTAGTAGTAGTAGTCAACGTGATCCAATAAGTAGTGTTTTTGGATTTAGCACTCCAGGCAGACCAATACCACAGCAAGACTCTGCATTTACGGATCAACCTAATCCTACAAATTACAACGTTACTAGCCGTGTGGGTGGTCACACCTTAGTAATGGATGATGGCGATTCTTTTGGTTCAGATAATTTAGTACGATTGAAATCATCTGCCGGACATCAAATTCTTATGCATGATACTGCTGGCATTATGTATATAAGCAATAGTGCTGGCACTGCTTGGGTAGAATTAACAAAAACTGGTGACATATTAATTTATGGCGCAAATGATTTGGCAGTTCGAACAGGTGGTAATCTGTTGATGCATAGCGACAAAAATATTAGTTTTTTTGCGAACGAAAATATAAACATATCATCTGGAAAAGCCGTCAATGTTGAGACTAAAGAAATCAATCAAAGTGCTTTAGTTAGGATGAATATTTTTGGCAAAAAAATACAAGCCAGAAGTGCAAGTACTTTAGATTTAGCATCAGCATCTAGTATGTCAATCCGCGCTGGAGGAAGAATGGCAATCAACGGAAGTGCTATTGCTCTTAATGGCAGTGGTAGTGCGGTAAATATTCCTACACCGCCGCAACTTCAAAAATATTCATTGCCCGACACAGTAGGACAACCAAATGGTCCTGCAACACAATGGTCAATTTTACCAGGAATGATAGTTTCCACTAATTATAAAGTACCAACACACGAACCATATTTTCGTCGAGGTTTGCGGCAAGGGATTAGTGAGTTAATCGCTCAATCAAATACATATGATACTACTATAAATGGTGACCCTATAGATCCACCTGTAATTACCAATCCTCAAGGGACAAGGGTTGCAGATTCGGCCACACTAAATGATGCTGCACCGTCTTCTGTTTTTATTGAACAACCAGAACCAGCAGGTTCGATAGGAGAGTTAGATTCTGATGAAATTCGTGCATTAACAGCACAGATAGGATATACAGAAAGCCGCGGAGATTATAATCTTGAGGCTGGTGGATATGTTGGAAAATATCAATTTAGTGTCGATGATCTTGCTAATTTAGGATATTTAAAAGAAGGATTACAACAAGCCGTTGACACAATAACTAATCCTAATAATTGGGCTAATAAAGATAATGTTGCAAATTTACAAGACTTTTTGAACTCTCCTGAATTGCAAGAACAGGCAATGTTTAATCTACTTAAAAATAATTATGCGGTACTACAGTCAACTGGAGCTATTGTCAAAAATATGACAAATGATGTAATTGCTGGTCTCCTATCTGTATCGCACTTAGCTGGACCAACAGCGGCCACTACCTGGTATAAAACTGGACGCTATAGTGTAAATGCAAATGGTTATACAGCTACCGACTATTATAACAGAGGCAAATTTAGTACAACTCAGACAGATGTGTATGGCCTGTAATAGCTAAATACATTTATGTATAAAGGTTTTAGTTCTATCACATCAGATAAAAATTATAGCTTAACTAACTTTGATTTAGTTAAGCGTGATTTACAGAATCATTTTTATATTCGTAAAGGTGAAAAATTAATGAACCCAGAGTTCGGCACGATCATCTGGGACATGATTTTTGAACCATTGACGCAAGAAACTAAGAATATAATAATGCAAGATATTAAAAAGATCATAGCAAATGATCCTAGAATTTCAGCAAAAAATGTAATAGTTACTCAATTTGATCGTGGTATTCAGATAGAACTAGAATTACTATATATTACTACTGGTCAAGTTGGCGTATTAGAATTGCGGTTTGATCAAAACAATCAAATATCGCCAACCAATCTATAAAACTCGCATATTTATTTTGCGATAAATAATAAAAAGAGAAGAGTATGGCTATTACTGAAAGACAAAACAATCTAATAGTTAATCAAGATTGGACAAAAATTTATCAAAGTTTTAGGAACGCTGATTTTCAAAGTTATGATTTTCAGACGTTGCGCAAAACGATGATAGATTATTTAAAAATCTATTATCCAGAAAATTTTAATGACTTCATAGAATCCAGTGAATATATTGCACTGATTGATTTGATAGCATTTTTAGGTCAAAGTTTAGCTTTTAGAACTGACTTAAACGCTAGAGAAAATTTTATAGATACTGCCGAACGTAGAGACAGCGTATTAAAATTAGCAACCTTGGTTAGTTATAATTCAAGTAGAAACGTAGCTGCTTCTGGTTATCTAAAAATAGATAGTGTTCAATCTACACAATCTTTACGTGATATATTAGGTAATGACATTACAAATTCAATTATTACATGGAATGATTCTACTAATCCTGACTGGTACGAGCAATTCACTATAGTATTAAACTCAGCATTAGCAGCAAGTCAGAGTATTGGAAATCCAGTAGGATCAAAAGTTATAGATGGTGTAACAGTTAGTGAATACAACTTGAATTCAGTTCAAGGGACTATGCCTATTCTACCATTTGCTGTGCAAATAGACAATTCATCATTGAACTTTGAAATAGTAAGTCCTACAATTGCAAATCAAGATTATGTGTATGAAGCCTCACCATTACCTGGTAAGCCACTTAACATATTATACAAAAACGACAACGCAGGCAATGCTAGTAATAATACAGGGTTTTTCCTGTACTTTAAGCAAGGCACATTATCCAATACTTCATTTACTTTTCCAGAAAGTATACCAAACAATATAGCAAGTATTAACGTAAACAATATTAATAACTCGGACGTTTGGTTGTATGAATTAAATGCTATAGGACAAGCAATTGAATTATGGTCTCAACTACCCAGTGTTAATGGTACAAATATCATTTACAATGATAACGCTGCGAAAAAAAGTTATCAAGTAGGAACACGTTCTGGGGATCAGATTGATTTAATATTCGGTGATGGCACATATACACAAATTCCAGTTGGATCATATAGAACATATTATAGAACCAGTGCAGGACTAAGTTATAGAATTGCTCCTGATCAAATGAGCAATATAACTTTTGCTATACCTTATGTAAGTAAACTTGGAAGACTAGAGACACTTACTATAGTTGCAAGTTTAAAATACACAGTTGCTAATGCATTACCACGCGAAAGTCTAGCCGAAATAAAAACCAAAGCGCCTCAACTGTATTATACTCAAAATCGTATGATAACGGGCGAAGACTACAATGTATTTCCTTACGCTAACTATACTTCAATTAGTAAAGTTAAAACAGTAAATCGTACAAGTAGTGGAATAAGCAGATTCTTAGACGTAAACGATGTTAGTGGTAGATATAGCAGTACTAATATCTTCGCGCAGGACGGAATATTTTACAAAGAAGATGGCGCAAATAGCTTTACTTTCACATTTAATACCACGTCTGATATTAATAGAGTAATACAAAATCAAGTATTGCCATACATTAGAGGTAGTTCAATACTACATTTTTATTACTATTATTTTCAAAGATTTCCAATAACTAGCCTATATTGGAATAGAGTAACCAGCGGTTCCGGTTCAAGTTCTGGATATTTTAAATCTAGTTTAAATGCTACTACGGCAACATCTATTGGTGTAGGTCAAGTTGATAACAGAGAGTACATGAATGAGGGATCAATATTGATTTTGAGTCCAGGAACTGGCAATTACTTCAACAGTGCGAATGAGATTTTGCCTCTGCCAAGTAATGGTCAATTACCACAAAATGGTAGTTCATTGATATATGTTTCAATATCCAATTTAGTTGGAAATGGCAGCCAGACCGTATTAAGTAATGGCCAAGGTTCTGTTCAATTGAGTATGAATGTAAGTT